ACTGTAAATAGAGATTATGAAACCTATCTTGGCGATAGAACTCCTTATGCTAGAATGTGGACTGCCGTAAATGTTAGAGAAGAAGTAGAAAAATCATTTACAGGTCCTAGTCCTCAAGGTGGTGGTAAAAATTTTGGTAAAACTTATGTGTATTCAATTAATGAAAACAGAGAGGGTTCTTACAATCCAAACGAGTTAGATTCTTTAACAACCCAAATGAGAAGTGCATTTGAAACAGGATTTGGTTCAAATCCCATAAGCTTTGATGTAAACTACAGACCTCAACTTGATAATAATCAATTTTTAAAACCCACTGCTGGTATCACATCAATCAACTCAAAATCAGAAGGTGCAGTTGGTGCTCTAAGAAGGACAACTGTTAATTTTATTGTTCATAATAAACAAGACTTTGATAATATATTCTTACCCTTTTTTCTAAAACCAGGTGCTACAGTATTCGTTGATTTTGGTTGGTCGGATAAAGCTCTATCTTTATATAATCCTGAATCATTAATTAGTGTTGATAACCCATCAATGAATGATTTTTATAAAAGAGTATACGACACTACGCTTGTTGAAAAAGATATTAAAAAAGGACTACAAACAACACTTACTGGTCAAGTTACAAAATATGATGTTACAGTAGATGACAAAGGTTCTTTTTCTTGTACCTTAGAATTTGTATCTTCTAATTATGCACTTTTGGATAAAACTGTGAGTGACGATAATAATCTAAAATTTATTTTCAAAAATGCAATAGAAGAAATGTTAATGAATTATTATCTTAATCTAACTGGTATATCTCCAACAAAAGACAATGATGTAGAATTACTTTCTGTAAGTGAAAGAAAAAAATTAGTTAGGGATTTTTTTGATGAGGAAACAAATTTAAACAAGAATGAGACTCTTGGTTTAGTTGATTTATCATCGATAAAAGCTGGTGTATTTTACCAAAATCTAATTGATGGTGCCAATGATGAAGATAGATTAGATGAAAAAGAATCACTTTATATGTCATATGGTTTATTTGAAGATTTATTTTTAAATAATTTCATATCGTTTTGGGAGTTTACAGATGATGCTGGTGAATTAATCAATAGGGAAAAAAGTGATGAGCCTTTCTCTAATTCATTTAGTAGTCAAAATTCCTATGTGAGATTTGATAAAGATTTACTTGATTTACAATCATTAAAATTTAGATCTAGTGATGAAAGAACAAGTTTTTTGTATCCTGAAATTTGGGATGATAGTTATAACAAAACAAAACCAGTTGGTAATAAAGACACGGAGGATGATAAGATAAAAAGAAGAATACCTTTGAGAGACTTATTCATATCTGTACCGACAATATCTGAAGCATTTGAAAGGTCTACTAATGTCAATGACGCACTAGAGTTTATTTTTGATAAGATATATGAGGACTCAGCAAATATAATCAACATCAAAATGATTCAAAATAATGAGGCACAGACATCTATTACATTTCAAGATGTTAATGTTGAGGCAGATAAGTTTGGAGCAGACAATGAAGACATATTAACTTTTGATTTGACAAGTGGTAACTCTGTTGTGTTGAACTCTGATTTAAAATTCGAAACCCCAAAAGCTGGATTGTCAAGTATGATAGCAATTGGTAATATAGATAATCTCACAGTATTTGATGAACTTGAATTGATTAAATTTAATTTTTTAAATGCAGTATCAACTGAAAATAGAAAGTTTAAAGTTCAACATTTACCATTTTATGGTGATTTACCGTCAAAATTAAAAGCAATAGATGTTAATTTTGATAAATTCAATTTCTCTCAAGAGCAAATAGGGGAAATGAAGACGCTGATTGGTGACAGTCCTAGCGCTCCAAAAAACACCCAAGATAGATACAACACTTTTATAGAAAATAGAAAAGCAAAGATAGCGGAGGCAAAACAAACTCCATCTTCCACATCTAATGAACCAGAAGGTGCTCCAGAAAACCCCAATCAACCAACAGAAACCGATGATGGTAGACAAATTTTTTACTCGGATTCTGAAAGAGATAAAAGACTTTTAGATGCCAAGATAAATAATTTTGTATCATCAAATGAGAATAGTATATCACCTGTTATGCCAATCACATTAAGTCTTAAACTTTATGGAAATAATTTTTTAGGTATTGGTGATTTCTTTACTGTAAATTTTTTACCAAAACATTATCAAGATAGAGTTTATTTTCAAATCGTAGGGGTTGACCATAGCATTGAAACTTCAATGTGGGACACCACATACACTACTGTGATGCGATTAAAGTCTACCGAAAAATACTCTACCAAAGTTAACACAAAGTCAGCAGAAAAAAGACCAAAAACTGAATTTAGTAAAACTTTGACTGATAAAATTTCAGAAGAGTCACATAAAGGCACAATGCCGAGTTTATCTAATCCTTTATTAAGTGCTATGACAAAAAGAATCGTAGAAATAGATAGAGGAACTAATAAAATTATTACAAAATCACCCATAGTTAGTGAAATTCCAAAATTATCGGTAAGTTTTCTTCAACACACATATAACCCAAAAGAAAGAAGTAACGAAATAGAAAAAACTTCAGTAACTCTAAACGGTGAAGAAAAAGGACGAATTACGAAAGAAAAATTAGCTATATCTGTTTCCATGCCGGAAGTTTATAGTGTAGGTACTTTGGCATATCATGTGGTAATATCAAATCTATTGATGGGTGATGATATTATTGATTGGGAAAAAGTAAAAAAAGACAACGAAAAATTTAAACCTAAATTTGCCGTACCATTAAATGCAACATTACCAATAAGATTGTTAAAACCAAATTTTATTTTTATCTTACCAAGATTAGATAAAAACGGAGAAATTAATAAAGAAAATAAAATTAATTACAAAGATAGTATATTGGGTGGTTGGGATAATATTGATAAAGCTGTTTGGGAAGCCTTTAGTGATGAATTAGATGAAAATGAAAAACCTGTTGATGAAAAAATTAAAAACACAAAACAGAATTTATCAACTCATATAATAAAACCAGACGGTCAATCACTCATATTTTCAAGTTTTGTATTTTTTCATAGTATCGTTTGGCGCATAGACCAAGAAAACGATACTGATTTTATTAACATAAAAATATCTGGTCATTCGGATGTTAGTGTCTTAAGTGATATACACATACCAAAGAAATATTTCAAACAAGGTGTAACTGCACAATCATTTATTGATAGATTAAGAAGAGATTATGTAACTCAAAGAGAAAATGTGCCTTTAGATGATTACTTTGATAGTCTTCAAAGAGAAAATCCTGGTTTTCCATTTACTGGACCAAATGATCCTAATAAAATTATACCTGAAGGAAATTACTATGTTACTACTCAGTTCGGTTCACATAGTAGTGCTGCAGCTGCCAGAAAAGCACTAGCAGCAGCATATGGGTTTAATAGTTATAATGCTTACAAATCAGGTCGTAACACAGAAAAAAGAAAACAAGATTGGTTAGATAGACCAGCTATCTGGTAAAAAACTATTGACTTTATGGTGTTTTATATGTAACTTAACATATGATTAAATTGGTTATCTCTAAACCTAACTGGTCTAAATCTCACCCGTTAAATGACATAGTTTTAATGTATGATGTGTTAGAACATAAGTTAGTTTATGCTAATCATTATGAGAAGATGACTGTTGATATAGATTATCCAACAGACGAGGGTATGTTGATTGATGATTGGAAAGCTGGATATTCTTATGATTTTGCTGGTCGTCCTAAGTATTGTGCTGATATCCTAAACTATTGGATGACAAACAAACCACTTGACCATATACAATGGGATAACTTTTACGACCAAGATGATTTTACATATTATTATCCGTTAGATAAGATGATAGAACAACTATGTAAAGATGTCCCACATTATACAGATATGACAGACTTTCAAAAGTTAGATAAGTTCCACGATGATTTTATAAATGCTTTTGGTGAGTTAGAATCAAATGGTATCGGAGTCAATACAGACTTTACAAAGATATTCGGTGACCATATGTTAAAGTATATTCACAAAAAGAAGATATATCAGAACTACAACTTTTTTACAACCACATCAAGACCATCTAACTCTATTCATAATCTTA